GCGGTGACATCGGGTGAGTCTAGTAATATGTTTTCTTGGTTAGACAACTCCTACTGGTACCTGACAGATCTCCAGGTAAATCTCGGCACGCGTGCGGTCACGCATCGTCACGGCACCATCCAGCTCCGTCCTGCCGATACGATTAACTTCGCAATTCTCTTTCACGACGGCACAGCCGGGATCAATCCACAGGCCACAGACATTAAGCTGGCTGTTCGTTCGTCCAACAACACATCGCCCTACCACTTCTGGTCGGCCGCCACCGTTAGCACCGTCACCGTATCTGGCGACGTGTACTACGCGATCACCGTCACCGCATCGGACGACGATCTGCTCACAGCACAAGCCGCCAATCTACTGGCCGGATCTAACGCAGATCAATCTCTCCTGGGCGAGATCCAGTGGACGACTACCCGTGGCACTTTCAGCTCCGACACATTTACCATTAACGTGCCCAGCGAAGTAGTGCGCGAACCTGACGTCTAAGCTAATGGCCGCCACCTACGACATCACGATCGAGCAGGGAACGGACTGGACGCGGGATCTATTTCTTACCACCGCCACTCAGGGGGCGATTGATCTGACAAGCCGCACATTCTCCGCTCAAATCCGCCAGATGCCAGGGGGCACGGTAGTAACCCAGATTGCGACCAGCGTAGTATCAGCCGCCGGCGGGCAAGTGCGCCTTACCGTAACCTCGGCCGCCAGCTTGCTCGTGCCTACCAGCGGGGCGAAGTATGACCTAATTCAAGTAACCAGCGCTGGCATCGCCACCCGGTTACTGGAAGGCGTGGTGACACTATCTCCAAGGATTACAATACCATGAGCGATATTTACCTACAGATCACAGAGACACCCACCGTCGTCACGCTATCAGCGCCCGTTATCTCTGGGGCGTTGGCATCCACCGTTACCGTGGCCAACACCGTCACCGTGGCGCTGGACGCTAACAGCTTGTCCGCCCTAGAGAACGTAACCGTAACAGTCGGGGCCGCCATTACCGGCACCGTCACCGTCAGTAACTTTCCAGCCTCACAGGCCGTCACATTTTCCGCAGTTAGCATCTCTAATTTCCCAGCCTCTCAAGCCGTCACCTTCGGCCAAGCGATTGTCTCTGCTTCAAATATAACTGGTCTAAATAACTCAGTTGGCACGGATGGGAACACGCCAACTTCGACAAACTTTATTAAGATTGGAGGCCATCAAGATGGGGCGAATCAAGTAGAACACATCGTTCATGTGTCGGCTGGTGGAGCGATGAAAGTCGACGCCAGCGATTCAACTGTTACTTTTGGGACGATTACAGGCACAGTCACAATCGGCAACACAGTCACGATTGCTGGAACAGTCACGGCTAACCCAACTGGAACGCAGACGATTGCGGGTTCAGTCACAATCGGAGCAGGCACAGCACAGATCGGAAGCGTGACGGCATCAAATCTAACTTCAGCTCTAGCTGTGTATTCTGGTGGAAATTCAGATATTTCCGTTAATATAAAAAGCGTAGGAGGTCAGTCATTTGGTCAAGGCCAAACTTGGGTTCCAGTTGCAATTTCAGAAGGCTCTCTCCCCACTGGCACAAATCGCATCGGAGTGGTGACGATTGGCGGGGGAACGGTAACGATTGGGGCAGGGACGGCACAAATCGGAAGCGTTACTGTTGGAAATGCAACAACATCTTCGGCTGTATTTGTAAAAATTTGCGGAGAGAGAACAGGATCAGCTCCGAACGAAACTAGGGAAATACAAACCGACGACGGAGGATTTCTGTATGCAGTGCTTGCAGATCCTTCCTTTCCAAATGCAAAAGCTGTCATTTATGACCCTGTGGCGGGGAACGCTTATGTTAGTGTAAGGCAAACCGCCTCCGTCACCATTGGCTCGCTCCCTGCCATCTCTGGCACAGTCACTGCCAATACCTTCGCCCTGCAAGGCACTGCGGTAACTACCTCTAACTTTACCAGCACGACCGCCTCTACCGTTCTCGCCAATTACAATGCGACAAGGGAAGTGCTGACGATTTTTAACGAGGGGGCGGGACAGCTTTTTGTATGCGCGGGGGCCACGTGCACCACCGTGCAGTACCAGGTGCGCCTATTGGCAGGAGATTATTACGAGGTGCCAAATCATCAAAGTACGATCACCCACTCGGCTGTATTCGCAACAGCGGGCACGGCACGCATAGTCCAGATTAGTTAGGAGTAGGCGATGCCTCTTTTTATACCAAGCATTTCACTTGTTCCATCCGACTATATTGAGGACACCAGTAGCGCAACTACAACCAGAGTCATAAGTCAATTTAGATTTATGCGGATATTTATGTTTGGTGGTGGAGGAGGTGGCGGCGGTGGAATGTCTAGGGCGAGTATAACTGTTAGTAAATATGGAGGAGGTGGCGGTGGGTCTGGACAATATCTAGATTTCATTTTCCCTTGTGCGGAGTTTGGTTCTGGTAGTCAGACCATAAGCTATACAATTCCAAATAATTCTGCTGGCGGTGTGGCTGGCGATCCTGCAGTTGGAGTTGGATATGGTGGGGATGGAGTTGTGGGTGGAAACACTCTTCTAAGCATAGGCACTCTTTCCTTGACCGCATTGGGAGGGGCTGGTGGTGAGGGAGGAAATGTCTTTAACGGCCTTGGTGGGCAAGCAAATAACTCTGGTGGCGGTGGAAATAGTTCTTCTGGACAAACTGCACAGCAGGGAGGAAGTGGATACGCTGGTTCTGGCGGTGGAGGCGGTGGCGTGAATACGGATTCTACTAACGCAAGAACTGGTGGTGCTGGTGGGGCTGGTGGCTTTCCGCTTACAACTGCTATCTCTTCTGGTGGAGACGGAAGAAGCACAACAAATGGCGTGGCTGGTGAAGGAGGAACTAATTATACAATATCAACCACCCAGCCTTACATTAGAGGTGGTGGCGGTGGAGGAGGAGGCGGGGCTACAAGAGCTAGCGGATTTAATGGAGGGGCTGGTGGTCAAGGGGCACTTTTTGGCGGTGGCGGAGGTGGAGGCGGAGCAAGTGGACACGCAACGACAGTTGGTCTTGGGGGTGTTGGAGGTGCTGGTGGAAAAGGTGGAATTAAAATTCTTTTCTATCGATAAAAAAAATGCCACTGCTTCTCCTTGCCCTCTTGCTCTGCTCTTGTTCCCCAAAGAAGCATACGGACAACAATTCACTCCCAGATTACGGAGAGATGGGGGCGGCCTCTGACGCAGGCCAGGTCAAATGAATGACTGCGTCCGACGATCGCAACACGCCCGGCTGGCGTGAATTTACTGCCAGCCTGCGCTGGCTTGAGGCCGAGGGGTATATTGAAATGTTTTACAACGAAAAGGGCGAGGAGATGGTGCGGATCGCAGAAGGCGCAGAATCGGCAACTCTATGAGCACCGACCAAGTAGCCGAACTTTCTGAACGGTTGAGCCTAGTCCGAGAATCTATAGCCCGGATCGAGACTCGCCAGGCGGTAATTTTAGATTTACTCGAACGCTCCCAAGCCAGCCTGGGCGAGTATCACGGCCGCCTAACTAACATGGAACGCGACGCCCACACGATTAAGACTAAGCTGTGGCTGCTGGCACTGGTGTCTGGGGCAGTGGTCAGCACGGCCTGGGAGCTTATCAAGCGCCGGTTCAGCCTTTGACACCCGGCTAGGGGCATGGAAACACTCATCCCCCAACTACTTAAAATTGACTGGCTTGGCGCCCTAGGCGCAGTTACCGCCCTACTGGCAGCCGTTGCCGCCGTGGCGGCTTTTATCCCAGGCGAAGAACCTGAGCGGACGCTCGGGCGCATAGTGGATTTTCTGAGTAAATTCTCGCGAAAGTAGTCGCCCATGATCGCCGGCATACTAACGGCGTTGGGCGGGATAATCGGGATCGTGCTCTGGTTCTTAAAACGCAAAACGCCGCTTCAGCGCAACTTTGAGGCGATCGAACTGGAACGCCGCAAAAGACAAAGGGACATCAATGCCTGGTGGACGAAACGCCCTCCTACTGATTCTTAGCCTTGCGTTGTGCTCTTGTGCGACAACCTCGCAAACGCAGGACGGCCCGCCGCCTAGCCCGGACAGCATCAGCTATTTCATCTACGAGTGGGACAAGGCCGAGCGAACAAACAAGCCCTGCCCACAGGCTTACCGAGATCTGTTTGCGAAATCGCTCAAGGCGTTATCTGACTGCTTGGCGGAAGTTGAAAGAGAGCGAGCAAGGAATCAGTGACCAGCCTCGCGGAAGCTAGTTCCCGCACCCTGCGGGCGATTGATTCCCTAGACGCCAGCTTTCAAAAACAGGTTAGGGGATGGGTGAACGAGATGGTCACAAGCCGGATCGAGCCGCTGATCTACTGCGGCCGTCGCACAATGGAGGAGCAGGCCGCGCTTTATGCGAAAGGTAGAACGGCTGGCGGCCGGATCGTGACTAAGGCCAAGCCAGGCGAAAGCTATCACAACTACGGCCTCGCGTTCGATTGGGTGCCGTTAAAGCAGTCAGGCAAAAACGCGGATCTATGGATCGCAGACTGGGACAACGAGACGGCTTTCCGACTAGGCGAGCACGTGGGCGTATCCTTTGAGCTGGCCGCCATCTCCTGGGAAACAGGTCACCTGCAAATTAGCAAATACAAGTCGTGGCGTGACATTCCACGCAAGCCTGTGGAACAAGTGCAGGCCAAGGACATCCGCAAAAAGAGCAAGGCGACCAGCCTAGTCAGCAACCGGCCGTGGAGTTCACGGTGACGCCCGAACACGAGAAGCATCTGGCGGGGATCCTGCGCGATTTAACCAAGGATCTGGACGCCAAGTACCGCCGGGGCCAAGACGAGCACGGTGGTGCGCTTTGGCGCAGGCCCGTCTGGAAAGATGCATGGGAGGAAGTGCTCGATTTATGCACCTACGTCCACACGTTAAAGATGCAGCTCTCCGTCATCGCGGAGATTGCACTGATGGGCGCTGCCGACGAGAGCGTGGTGGCGGCTCAATCGCGCGAAAGTTGCCGTCAGATCCTAGCCGTGTTGGAAGGATTCCCGTCAGCGGCTGATAAAAAATGAAAGTCATCCGCAAGTGGAAACGGTGGCTGGCCGTATCGTGCAGCCACGGACACCTGGCGAACGCAGCCGCCTGCCGTGCCGCATTAGAAATGAAACGGAGGTGGATTCGCCCAGGAGATACCGTCATGCACCTGGGCGACGCGGTCGATCTTGCTGCCTTACGTGCCGGAGCCATGCGCGATCCAAACGCCACGGACAGATCGGCGTCTATCCGGGAGGACTTCGATGCAGGCATAAATTTCTTAAAGCAATTAGAGGTGACGAATTTCTGGATCGGGAATCACGAGGACAGACTTTACGGGTTGCAAAACAGCCCATCGGCTATCGTTGCCCACTGTGCCACGAGCGCCATCTCTGAACTGATGAACGCGATGAAGGACATGCGGGCGAAGGTGACCGGGTACGACATTGAGAAAGGCTGGCTAGATTTTGGCGGCACGATGTTTGGCCACGGCTTTATGTTTAACGAGACGGCCGTTCGCGATCACGTTGAGATGCTGAGAAAGCCAGTGGTGTTTGGCCACTTGCATAGGGTCGATCGAGCGGCCGGCCGTTGCGTAGGCGCTCCGATAGGCTGGTCTATCGGTTGTTTGGCCGACATTGAATCAATGCACTACGCCCGCCGCAATCGCTCTGTAACCCGCTGGGCGCACGGGATTGCTTACGGTGAGTATGTGGACGGCGGGGAAGGATGCACGGTCAACGTGCTCTCGCCAGTAGGAGGCGTGTGGCGTTACCCAGTGTAAAGTCAGATTGGGCGACTGTTCTGACGGAGTATGTCGCTGGGTATCGTCAGGAGATAGTGCCACCCGGCTGGCTGACTAAAAACCAGATAGCCGAGCTTTGGGGGAAGTCAGCAAATTACGCGAACAAACTTTTAGCTCATTTGGTTAAAGACGGCAGGGCCGAAAAAAAAAGTTATGTGGTTCGATTGCCTCACGTTGATTCAAAGGGAAAAAAGTTTTTAGGCCATTGCCGCAAGATACCGCACTACAGGCTGACCAAAGGCAAATCGCCTAAAACCTAGCGTTTATTTTCTTTGGCCAGCTCTTTGACCAGCAGAGTGGTGATATATGCCGAAAGGGATAATCCACTTTTTTTGGCAAGACGCTCACCGTTCCGCTTAACTTTTGGGTCGATCGTCAGGTTCGTTTTCGCCTTCTTCATAGGGAGGATTGTATGCGTAATAAATACGCATTCAAGTTTAAAAAGAAAAGTTAATGCCCAAAAGAAAAGTGTTGCTAATACGCCGTGTGTGCGTAGCAAAGGCGTATGCCTCGTCGTCCACTCAGCGGGTTTAAAGCAGAAAAGACAAACATAGTTCTGCCCGTTGCGGTAAAAAAAGCATCACAAAAACTGGCCGCTGCCCGTAGACTTTCGCTTTCACAACTTATAACCCAACTGCTCGCAAGAGCGGCGGGAGAGCAAAGCTAGATACTTATGAGCTTGGGGCGCCTCAACGATACTGCTATGAAACTCCGCCAGGAGAACCAAGCTCTTTCCCTTCGCCAACTAGGCGCTGCTTACGGGTTCGGCTACGTGCGGATTAAGCAAATGCAGGCACTGCCTGGATTCCCGCAGATCGCGGGTAAGGTAATTCCATCTGACTTTGATCAGTGGCGGCTAATGCGGACGACTGGCCTAAGTTCACTGCATCGCGCAAGTCGTCCACACAGTGCCGTTGGTAAAGCTCGTGCACTAACGTCGACGAGTGATTCACGAGTCGCATGGCGACAGATTGAGAACAGCCTGAAAGCCGCAGTCTCGTCACTCGGGTTACCCGGAGCGAATGAAAACAATGACGCTTAAGCCCGCAAATATCCAGCAGGCGACGCCAGCAAAGCGAGGCTCGAGTCCTGGGGACTTCGCAAGTGACCTCGCGGCCCTCGGCCTTCATCTTGGCGAGCATGGGTTCGATGGCGGCCGGGATGGGGATGCTGAAGGATTTACCAGCTCCGCCCTTGGGGGTAGGGAAGGTCAGCACGCGGTTTTTCAAGTCCACGCAATCAAGCGGGATCTGTGTCTCACGCAGGCGACAGCCAGTAGCCAGTGCAATCTCGAAGCTAATTCGCATCCATTCGGGCACACCTTCCACAGCCAGAGCCTTCCTTACGATTTTAATCTCATTATCCGAAAACACGGGTTTAACGCGGGAGATCGGCCCCCTCTTAATTCGGTAATCCAGAAGGGCGACAGAATCCATCTTGCCAAGCAGTCGGCCTTGGCGGTGAATCCATTTAAGAATCTTCAGATCTTGGCAGGCTTGGTTCCTGCCTGCTTTGCCGCCGGACGTGCGTGGCAGGCTCTGACGCCATCGCAAATAAATTTCACAATCGGATGCGGAAAACGCTTGCAGAGTTATTTTTTTCTCACTAATAAAACGAGCAAGATGACGCCAGCAATTCCTGTAATACACTTTTGTCAGAGGGCAAACGGGGTGATTTTCAATCAAATCGTCAACCCAATCGCTGCCGCAATCTTTGCGCTTCTCATTAACGCCAAGTCTAGCGGCCTCGGCCGTTGCCTTTGCGCGATGAAGGGTATTGTCGATTCGGTAGCGGGTGCTTTTGCTACGCCATTTTCCAGTCGGGTCTTTAAAACGAATAAAGAACCAAGGGCTGCCGCGTTTCTGGTAAGAATACGCCATGGTGATAACGGTAACATTTACTCAGTTTGACGCAATAAATTACTATGAAGCTCCCAATCATAATCAATCAAATCGAATCAGGTAATTGTACCGTGGGTTCAAATCCCACCCCGTCCGATCTTTGTGGTTACAACTACTTACGCCGAGACGGTAACACGGCAGTAATAACTGAGCCTAAAAAGGCTCACTACCAGCAACTTAATTTAAATTCTCGCGGCGGGTACGATTTGACCCCCGAAGCGTTCGTTTATCACCCCAACCCCGCCGTGTGCCGTATGTGGCACGCCCAGCACGAGGCCAGCAAATGATTTCGTGGGAAGTCATGCGCGATCTCGCCCAGGTATCCATGCTGATCACTGGCTGGGCGTTGTTCGTAGGCTCTGGAATCGCCGGTCTAACTGTGGCCGTGCTCGTGTTTGGGTGGGTAGTCGATCAAGTGCGTCGATTTTTTTGGGAGGGCAGATGATTTACGCCAAGGACAACGGTGCCCCCGCACCTGAAAACCAAGGCGGCGTGGCCGGGGCGTTCTATCCGCCTGCGGCTACTGTTCGCGATCTTGAAGCGGAGGGCATTCTACCCATCTCCGTCTCGCAATCCTACGGATCTGCCCAGCTCTCGCAAACCACTGCTTTGATCGATCTGCAAACCAAGTACCGCAAGCTGCGTAATGACTTAGACGGCATTCAAGAGGTGGTGGCAAGCCTGCTTAAGAAGGCGCAATCGTGAGCGCATTGGTCAGCAAGTTCCTCGTTCTTTGGAAAGTGGCTGGCGGGCCGGAGCTGTTGGCCGAGCACAAGTTTCACCCTACCCGCAAATGGCGTTTCGACTTTGCCTGTAAATCCGCCCGTTGTGCGATTGAGCTGGACGGCGGTGCGTTCCTACCGTTTGGCGGCCGGCACGGGCGAGGGATGGGGATGGTCAAAGATTGTGAGAAGTATCGGGCAGCCGCCGACCTGGGCTGGCGCATCTGGCGCTTCACAACCAAGTGCCTGACGGCTGAAGCAGTTGCGATGACGGCTAAGTCATTCCGCCTGTCGATGAAGGAGAAAAAATGAGCGAACCAACCAACGATACACCTATTAACAACGACAAGCCGGACTACGAATACGACGTCTACGAGCGGGAGAGGGCTGACTCTGAATATGAGAATCAGCGTTTCGCGGATTACTACGGCAACAACCGCCGGGGCTGATTATGACCGACCTAACAAAATTCCGCCTAATCGAAAACATTGAAGTGATGGCCTGTCGCAACTCAGCCGAGCGGGTTGTAAAGGCGCTAAACCGAGGCGAGATCGACCAGGCAAAGCAACTGGCACGCAAGCACGAGATCGCTTGGCACCTCGCCGACCGCGAGTTCCAAGACCTAAACCAACCGCACCGAAACAACGACTTTTGCGACGACGAGTAGTCGGAGCAAATCCAAGAAACCCAAACCAAGAAACAATAAAAAAAAGGAAATAATATGATAATGCAAAAACTAGAAAACATAACCCCAGAAAAAGCTAAAGAGTATTACGAGAAAGCCATCGCTTCGCACCAGCGCCCATTCCGCAAATCGCGTGCTGATAAATATATCAAACAAATGCTCGGCCATCAGTGGTTAGAAACGCATCAAGGAATTGCGTTTGATGAGCAGGGCAGACTTATAGATGGACAGCACAGAATGTACGCAATCTGGAAAAGCGGGTTGACGTTCAAAATGTGGGTCTGTCGGGGCTTGCCTGAGTGCATGGTCAACGGCAGGAGACTTGAAACAATAGACGCGATTGATCGAGGGGATCAAAGGTCTGTATCAGATCAGCTTGTAATTCGTTCCGGAATTAAGAACGCGTCGCGTGTTGCCACAGCATGCGTATTGATTCAAAGCATCGCAACAAATGGCATCAAAACTCCGTTAACACCGGCAGCCGCTAAGCTAATTATCTCCAAATATCCAGTCTTAACCGAAATACTTTACAGTAAGCAGTCTGGATTAAGGTCGGGATATATATGGGGGGCGCTAGCTGTCGCATGTCGCCCTAACCCTGAGTTAAAGGAATTATTTATTCCGAAATTATTTTCAGGGGAAATGATTAAAAAAGGTGAACCAGTATATGCTTTAAGGGCTTGGCTTTTGGGCGGAGGTGATAAGCGAGGAGAAAACGGAGCTGGAGGCTCGCAATCATCCGAAAGAATTAGAGATGCAGTCCTTAACTGTGCGTTTTCTGAGTTAAAAAAAGAAAAGGTAAGTCGAGTCAGCCTAAGCAAAGAAGGACTCCTTTTCTTCTCAGAAAAACAACAACGAACTTTAAGCGAAATCGCTGCGTTTGTTGGCGTTTAGCAAAACAAAAAGGAGAAAAAACCATGCCAATAGTAGCAAGCAGAGGGGGGTCATACACACCAGCCCCGCAAGGTAATCACGACGCAGTGTTCTGCGACGTCGAGGACTTAGGCGAAGTGGAAACGCAGTACGGTAAAAAGCATCAGATCCGCCTTGTCTGGCAGATCGCCGAGAAGATGGAGGACGGGCGGCCGTACACCATAGGCCGGCGTTATGGACTGAGCCTGCATGAGAAGGCGGCTTTGTTCAAAGACTTAAAAACCTATGCCAAGAAGGCTCCACCGCAGAATCTGGATCTGGAAACGCTGATTGGTAAGCCGTGCCAGATCCTCGTCACTCATGTGGATCGCGACGGATCAACCTACGCCAATGTGCAGGCGGTACTCCCTGCCGGAGCTAACAAAATCAAAGTCGATAAGGACTTCGTCAGGAAATGCAATCGCCCTGGCGCACCGAAACCAGCCGTCGTCGAGTTAGATGCCGACGGATCTCCTGTGCCGTTCTGAGCACTTGGCCGGGGTGGGCAATTCCCACCTCGGCCAGAAAGACCCCCATGGAAATCCTAACTTTAGTAATTCAAATCGTATTCCCAACCACAGCAGTCGTGCTGGCTCTTATGACCATTCGCTTGCTGAAGGACTGGCAGTAATGGCTGCGTTAATTGCTACGGCAAAGACGGAGTCGTCGCACTATTACCTGACGTCAGGTGAATCGTGCCACGGTGATCTGCGATCCGCCCGTAAGGTAGGGGCGTTTCCGTCCGTGACCACCATACTCGGAGCGGCTGGCCCTAGCAAGCAGGGGCTGATGAATTGGAAGGAGGAGCAGGCGATTCTATCCGCTCTGTCGCTTCCACGGAACGATGGCGAGGCCGACAGCGACTTTGCCAAACGAGTCGTGTTAGACAGCCGCAAGGAAGTGGAGGCGGCAGCACTACGCGGGACTCACATTCATTCCCTGGCTGAAATCATAATTAACGGCGATGAGCCCGGTGACCTAGTTAAAGGCTACGAGGAGCACTATGCGGGCCTAAAGGAATGGCGGGAGTGCTGCGTCACTAAAGTGCACGCCAGCGAGTCCGTGCTAGTCAACGAGGCGGAAGGCTACGCAGGCCGCGTCGATCTAATCGCCGACATCCACGGCAAGATCGAGGTGGTCGATTTTAAAACTAGGAAATTTAAGAAAGACGCAAAGGGCATCTCAAAAGCATCAGGCTATGAAACTGATCTTTTGCAGCTCAGTGCCTACGCATACGCATTCACAGACGAGGGCATAGCATGCCGAAACGTACTTATTGATCCAGTCACCGGCCAGTTGCAGGACATCCGCTACACCGCCGAGCAAGTTGCCCAAGCGTTTGAGGCGTTCACGTCCATCTGCAAGGTATGGCGCTGGCTGAAAAAGTACGACCCGCGGGAGGTGCGTTGTGATTGAGTTACTACCCGAACAATCCACCCACGAGCAGTTGCTTAACCGCGTGCGATCGCTGGACCGTGAGCTGGCGGAGGCGAAGGCTGCGTTGGCGGCTGCGGAAGGCCGTGAGAACGATCTGATTGATCGCATAAGGGCAGGGCTATGAGAGCGCTTTGCAACGTGGTGCTGACCTTCTTGGCGTTCTTTGGCTTTCCCGCCACGCAGGCGTCGAACGTGATGATCGACATGCGGCCGGACGCCAAAAAGATCGACGTTAAGAAGATCAAGGTTCGCATCACTGGCTACTGGCCGGGTGAGGATGAGTGGAGCAGTCGCTACCAGTCCAGCACTGGCACAAGGTTGCGTGCCGGCCGTCACTGCGCCGTGGACCCCGACATCATTCCGCTGTGGTCGCGGATCCGCGTCATCGGTGCCAAGCGCGAGTGGGTGGCCGTGGATACCGGCACGGCCGTGAAGAGCAAGAAGGCCAGCGGTGGCAAGTTGCCAGTGATCGACGTGTTTGCTGCGAGCGAAAAGCAGTTCAACGCGATGCGGTTGCCAAAAGTGGCGATGGTGGAGGTGATAAAGTGAATACACGAGCCGCGACTTTTGCATCTAAACGCAATCGGGCTGCGGGCCTTGGCGATACTCGGCCGACTTTTCGCCGCCTTGGCGTGATTGCTGGAATGCTGCGCCGAGATTTGACGCTGCCGAGCTGTGCCAAGTTGGGCGTGAAACTGGAATGCAGTTACAAGACCATCCAGCGGGACATTGATCTGCTTCGCGACTTCTTTGGCTATCCGCTGGAATACGACGCCAGCAAGTACCACTACAAACTGGCGGGGCCGCTGCCGAAGGCGGTGCTGTGAGCCTAGCTGATCTTCTCACCATGTTTGCCGGCCGCGTCATTGGCACTTACACGCCAGAGCAGTACGACGACTGTGTGAGAGAGGCCCGTGCCAATCGCCACAGGTGGGGAATGGGGCAGTGGTGATGAGACACGAACACTTGTATTTTGTAGAAGAGGCACTGCTAAAGAATGAGAAGTTTTTAGGGTCTCTTTTTGTTTCAGCTATTTCTGACATTAGAGCCGGAAAGATTGAGAAAGGTATAGGTAAAATGCGCCTTTGCTATAACCAAAAATCAAAGAATCGGGTTAAAGAGGTCGTAGATTGCATTGACCAATTAAAGAAAAACCTGCAATCGGCTCTTACCAATAATTCCATTCTTAAAAGGCAGTTATCCAGCAGAGATGACTCTTTATGGGAAAACAAGCAACTCAAAAATCGTGTTAAGGAATTAAACCGCAAAATCTTTCAGATGCAAACAGAGAACAGCGCATGTCTGGCTGATGTTGAGTGGTTTGGGGGTGAGACATGTCCGTAAAACGCCTCACCTGGCATCTCGCCGTGCTCGAACGTGCGAAGAAGAATTTGCTAAAAAAGCAGTACGATGCAGTGCGTACTCGGCTCGATCTGGCCGTTCTTATGGCCACAGAAATGCTGAAGCAGGCCGAGGGATTTAAGGCAAAAGCCGTTGAGGCGAAAAAAGCAAAGGAGAGCAAATGAAGGATCTAGGCAAAATTACTTTTGGTAAATCACGCCCTGCGCCGAAGCAGGTGCTGGTCGACGTAACCTATGACGCAAAAACGGCAAAGGCTTTGCACGCATTTGGGCTTAAGCAGCTAAAGAAAGATTCCGAAGCGGTGATCGAGTACGTCATCGTCAAGGCGCTGGAAGGGTTTGCCAAAAAATGATTGCACCCCTACCGCCCGCAATCGAAGCCATCCACCGCAACGGAGCCGCTGAAGGCGAACGCAACACGCAGCTATTTAAACTGGCCTGCCAGTGGCGCGACCAAGGGCTGACTGAGTTCGACGCAACAACTAACGCGGAGGAGTGGGCGTTTAAAGTAGGGCTATCGCAGAACGAGGCCGTGAGCGCAGTCAGATCCGCGTTCAGCAAGCCAGCCAGGGAGGCGTGGAAGCCTAAGGCTAAGTATGCTTATCAGAACGGGGCGATCGTGCGTGAGGATCTGCCAGTGCCGCCTATGCCGATCAGCGTGGAGAGCGGGCCAGTAGATAAGTTCCTGACTACCTGTTTCGACGTAGGCGATCAGATCAATATCTGTCGATCTATTAAGGACGGCGACCGCGAACGTCCGGACGGTGCAGGCGAGACGCGAAGCCGTGAGGAATGGCTAGAGCTGTTTAAAGGCGACGGGCTGAAGGAGTGGCAAGGCGATGCAGTGGGCGTGTATGTGTCGATCAACGCTAACAACGGAAAAAATCGGAAAGCGGAGTCGATCGTAAAATATCGCCACTGCCTGATCGAGTTCGATGAAAGCACGATGGCTGAACAGTGGGCGATTATTAAGCGCAGTGGATTGCCTACGTCGTCCATCATAAAGAGCGGATCACGAAGCCTGCACGCTTGGGTGGAGATTCGGGCAGCCAATGCCAAGGAGTTCGCTGAACGTGTGGACTTTATTTATAAGCATTTAGAGCACTCTAAACCCGATCCTGCCAACAAGGACGCAGGGCGGTTGTCGCGCTTGCCAGGTGCGATGAGGACGGCCACAGGCTTGCAGCAGGAGTTGGTCGAATGTGGCGCACCTACGCTGACTTACATGGAATGGATGGAGCGCACGATTTATGGCGATATACCTGAGCCGTATAGCTGGGAGCAGTTGGTCAATTTTAAGGAGGATGCCGACATAACGCAACTTCTAGGCAAGAGGTGGATTTGCCGTGGTGGTTCAGCGTTGTGGGTGGGAAGCAGCGGGCTGGGTAAGAGCGTGCTGTGCTTGCAGGCCGCAATCACCTGGGCGGCCGGGCGAGATCTGTTTGGCATATCTCCACATGGCAAGCCGTTAAAGTCGCTAATCGTGCAGGCAGAGAACGACGAGGGCGACGTAGCAGAGGCGTTGCAGGGCATTTTAAAAGCGTTGGACTTGACCGCAGAGGAGCTGGATCGGGTTAAGCAGAACATCGTAATCGTGCGTGACTGCACGTCCACGGGTGAGCGGTTCGTCGATAGGATGCGTCGCCTAGGTGATAAGCATAAGCCCGACCTAGCTTGGGTAGATCCGTTGCTGGCGTTTATTGGTGGCGACTTATCTAGCCAAGAGACTGCCGGTGGCTTTTTGCGTAATTTGCTTAACCCACTAGCCCTATCTGGCGGATTTGCTTGGATGCTTATGCACCATACGCCAAAGCCAACAAGGGACGGCAGCGGTTACCAAGGGCACGACAAGGCGTACAGCGGATTTGGATCAAGCGAGCTGACGAATTGGGCAAGAGCCGTTTTAATGCTGTCGCCTTGTGGCCAGGATGAGCAAGGAACGTACACATATAAGCTAGAGGTGACTAAGCGCGGAAAGCGGTCTGGCTTGCGTTCTGGCGTAACTGCGAGCGATTTAATTGCCAGCAAGACGCAGCCGCTAGTCCATCTAAAGCATGCAGACAAGGGCATGGCGTGGATTGAGGTGGGAGCGCCTGAAAAGTCAGTAGGCCGTAGGGCAACGTCAATCGATTGGGCCAAGCTACCTGAAGGGGCCAAGTACACTCAAGTTGTTACATTCGTACAACAGGCCACCGGGCTACAGGAACGGCAAGCCAAGGCCCGTGTGAAGCAGGCCAAAGATGACGGTTTAATCGAAGAAGCCAGCGATGGCTTATTCAGCAAAAAGGTGACAAATGAGCCATTCTAGAGTTAGTGCAATAACTATTACTGCACTAGTGCAGTATTGTGGAGCATGTAGGTGCAGTAATAAAGGCCCTTTAGGGCCTATTATTGCACTAATGCAGACGGTTGTTTCCATTACTGCACTAACGACTGCACTTAAGGGGTTAATTTAATATGATAGATCAGCAAGCGTTAGAACGCATCCCATGCGGTTCAGCCCACATATCCACCCGGATCGATGGCATAGCGGATCTAGTCCATGAGGCATTCTGTGAGCTTGGTCTGACTGTTACAACGTCGTCAGTGGCTTTGACCACCCAGGTGTTTCATTACCTGATAACTAAGGCGCCAGACCATCCAGCGGTTCAGAACATGGCCGACACGTTGGAGCAGTCCGTGCTGGCGGTCGTGCTTAACAGATCGACCAAGTCCATGACCCAGCTCGCAAGCGAGCACAAGATTACCAAGCAGGCTTTCAGCAAGCGGGTGCTCAGTTTAACTGATCGCCTTGGTTTGCCTGTCAGAGCACAGAAAAGCCAAAAGGCTCGTGAGGCATACGACCTCAGAGCAAGGAAGCACCACGACAAGCGGCGTCGTCAGATTCCTAAGTTTAACAACGCCGCACTATTGAAAGGCAGGGACAGATGCAAGAACTCAAAGAAGTAATCAAGAAGCTAAACAAGAGGCGTACCGAAACGCTTGAGCAGATGGGTGAGGTGATTGGCCTGGCAGCACAGGCCGGTGCCATCATATCTAACGCACGGGCTAAAGGTGAGAACGTGTCTGCGTTGCTAGAGTCGGTTGATCTAACTGATGAGCAGGGCAAACGGTTAGAGCGTGTAGCGGCACATCAGAAGAAGTTGCAAGACGGTGACCCAGCCGCCTTGCGTCAGATCATGCTGTGGACGGAGATGCTGCCCGATCCGATCACGACATCCGTACCAAGCGAACGCAAACCGTTCTTCTTTCCGCTGATTAAAGTTAGTCAGTGGTTCCTGAACCGATCCAAGCCTGAAGCCTGGACGTCCGACATGCGTACAGAGTTTATCCGATACGCAGAGCCGATCGCTAAGAAGTACACTGAGCTGACTGGCAAAGGCTCTTGAGTATGAGCGGGCAAATCCTCTTGAGTAGATGGGCGCAGATTCTATTGAGTAGGGCACAGCTTTTTCTCTTGAGTAGGACACGCCAAAATCTCTTGAGTAGAAATTTTTTTTCTACACTAGGAGTCTCCTTGAGTAGAAACATCGCGGTGGAAACGACT